CATACAATCTCCATTCCCCAAGAAAAACCCCACTAGACGGGGGAGAGGGCCAAATCTAGTGGGGCCGACGTACTATGAATCAAAGAACTCTGTGAAGAGGTTTGGTCATAGTACGTCTAGCTCCGCTCTACTTGGGTATATACTGTCTAACAATAGCAAGTTGTTCTTCTGTTAGTCCCGGTAGTAAAGCGCGAAATCTTGATTCACGAGCCTGTCTTTTCCTACCAGCTACTCGTGCTTCTACGTTTGAAGTATTTGATACTACTCTTGAACGATCTGTAGTTGCACAATCACTACGTAATTTAGCATAAATCATCTCTTTAGTCTGTCCTAGCTTATGTGGACATTCTTCATAATGTCCTTTGGCAAAATTACAGTTCATGCAAAGAATTTGATATTTATCTTTAGGCCAATTTTCTCTCCTAGCCTCAGCGATAATTTGATGATCTTTTAAAGTCTCTCGATGCGTATGTCCGTCGTTATTAATATGATCTAAAGTCAGAAAAACTGGATTATCTTCACCACAACAAGCGCAAACATTACCCAAACCTTCAAGCATATCCAATTTCATTTTAGACCTGTAAGAACGAGCAATACACTTCTTGCAAGTATAATTTCGTATCTTACCATCTTCCAGTTTAAATTTATTAATGTCTAAATCCATATTGCACTTAGAACAAACCATAATAGTACCCCCTGACAGGAATGATACATCCTTTGTATGTCCCTGTCAAGGGGGCTATCTTGTTGGAAAAGAACGGCTTATGCGCCGTTGCTCATTTTCGTTACGTTATAGTCGTTTCCACTATAACTCTTTATATCGCTATAAAGATCAGACTATATCATCAACCTATTAGGTTGTCCGGCGCTTCGAGTCTACTTAGACCCTACTCCCTTTCGGGATAGTCGTTGCACCTTCTACGATATTTTGTAGCTTGGCTCAGGATTGTCTACTAGAGAGTTTCCCTGAGTTCACCGGATTTATTACCCATTAATTACTCAATGGGAGGGCGTTCATCTTTTCACCCCAAGTTCCCAGCCAATCTGTAGCACCCGCAGACATACGCATCGTAGTTTTCTGCTTCATCGCACCTGTGTCAAAGTCCTCATCGAACTCGTCCTCAGGATTCTGCCGCATGAAAACAGTAAGCGAATGATTCTTCTTGTCCGCAGTCATAAACCACGGGCCGGCGTTCGTGAAATAATGACACACCATGTAGCTCAGGTCTTCCCCAAGCAACGAGTTAATATCATTAGTATCCGTTGCAGGCTTCCCGCTAGAGCCAAAAATCTCACGCGCGAGAAAACGATTCTCAGGAGCAATTAGCACCTTTGTGGGCTTCAGATTAATCGGCAAGCCCTGAGAATCAACCAACCGCTCAAACTGCGTAGTGCCAAGCTGCACGCCAGTGAAAGACAAATCAATATCAGTTGCAGGACGATTCGGGAAAGTCCCGGCTGCGCTGATAAGATTTGGCAAACTAGCCCACGTCGAAGTAGCAGAAGGGCCACCAAGCAGTGGATGTGCATTATTGAACAACGAAATACCATCAGTAGTCGTTACATTCGCGGAAAATCCCTGGTTCAGGATATTGAACGCAACAATTTCCTTAGTATATCGAATAGACCGCGCCAGTGCTTTCGGAGCCGTCTTAATAACGCCGTACTTCGCATCCTGCCAAAGTTCCTTGGAAGTCCGCACAGCAAGCGCGTATGTCAGATGGTAATATCGCTTATCGCCACCCTGAATCATTTCAGTATACGCTACGGGCGTATTTTCCGGCTTTTCCTGAAGCGGGCCAAATCCAGCCATCTTCAAGTCCTGCTCATACTCGGAGTCCGAGGTTTTCACATTAAAAATTGCCTGATACTCTTCAGCACGCTGTTCCGTCTCAAGTGCATCAACATAGATTTTGTGCAAACCTGGGGCCATAAGTTTGGCAAATGCTCCACGAACTTGTGTTCCCATAATTTATATCCTTCTTAGTGCTGAATTGTTAGAGTACGATTTGAGCTGCTGTGGAGAGAACCTGAAAGCGTACGCGAGCGTTCACAATATAAACACCGCCAACTGCTGTCTGGTCAATAGGATTAATATCAACTAACGTAACAACAGTATTTGTTCCGGCAGTGACCTTCGCAGCATCGACATACCATTGACCACTAGCATCAATCGTGAGGCCAAATTGTGTGCCAATCATAGCCTGTGTAGGAGTATAATTTGCGGCCGTAGTACCAGTCGAATCATCGAACGTAGCTTCAAAAATACTCGGCGCAACAGAATTCTCAAACAACGTACGCCCATCTGTAGTCGGAGTACCAACTGCGATATTAAAAGCACTCGGCTGATTAGGCACATTGCCATACGTCTGAATAGCAGTAGGTGGCCCAACTTGTCCAAATGCCCCTGGAGCACCCTTGCCTGCCGTACCAAGATTTGATCCCGGAATAAGAGTAAACCCGGCAATCGCATTCGTGACTGTAGTCCCATCCCATGCCTGAACAAATCCAGACACAAGCTCTACGGGGGTTCCCATTTTAAAAGTCTGCCCCGCTGCTTCAAGTTGAGCCGAAGTCAATGGCGTAAGACCTGTAATAGTCTCCACCACGGAAATCGGCTGATGATAAGTAAGATTCGGTCCTGCCATAGTTAAAACCTCGCTGTTAAATTGTTACGTCTGGAGAATAAAACTCCATCTTGTTCTGCGTTTTCGCACCCTGATAATCATTTCGGCTATCAGATTTTGACATAAACTGTTCTGCACCCCGCGCTGCGCGTTTATGAATCTCTGTGTTCTTCGTAAGCCCCACAGCACGCTCGTGCGCAAATCGTAATGCCCTGTAATATGTATCCTTATCAATTTTCATTGCTACAACATCGTTGATTGAATAATGTCCATCTGCATCGAGAGAGGGTTGAATTGCTCTCTTACTTGCCTCATCATGCAAATCATTTGGCTCAATATAAGTAAAACCCTTCCCCATAAGCTCGCCAATTCGCTGTGGATTCTTATTCACCCATCGCGGTTCATAATTGGCATCTTTGAGTGTAATAGCAAGCCCATCAGCACTCATAAAGGGCTTGGCTTCTATTGGGAAATCAAGATCATAAACTTGATCGAGAGTTACTTTTGAGAAATCTGTAATTGGTGCTGCGCGTTTTGGGAGAACCTGCCCAACAAGTCCCGCATCAAACTTTGCTTCCGCGATCTGTTTACGCACACTCGCCTCAATATCCTGCGAGAGTTTCAAAACATCCGCTGCTGTTAAAGGCTTATTCGCATCATCAACTACAAGTGGCGGTTTAGCAAGCACATGCTTCACAGTAGCAGCCGCTGCTTTCATATCATCACCGCGCAAATCCGCGGTGATTTCCTCAACATCCTGCTTGTTATTAGACATAAGTCATCTCCCGTTTACTAGCTCCCCACTCCTTCTCACTCATACCAAAATTCTTAGCAATCTTCTTTTCATCCTCAGTGAGTGTTGCAGAATCCTCGCCAGCTTTTCCACCACTCGGTGCTCCTGTAGAACCGCCCTCGAAAATTCCGCTTGTATTGCGAGCTTTGATTTTTCCCTCAGTGATTTCTTTCTGATGGTCAAAGCAAGCAATCTTGTAGCAATTCTCAAGCGAACCAGAGTTTGAACGCTGTGCAAGCGGAAGAGACTCGATCAAAGCATCTGTGCGCTCTTTTACCGCGCCGTGATAATACTCTTTCTCCCCAAGCGTCTCACGCTTTGCTTCCCGCGATGCAAGCATCATCAATGCACGATTCGTTCCCTGCAATTTTTCATCAATCGCAGATTCAGGATCAAGCATCATTCGCTCACCAAAATCTCCCTGCTCTTCTTTTTTAGCAACAGCCGCACGTTTAGCCTCAGCCGCAGCACGCTCCGCACGCTCAGTTTTCATCAACTCAGCCATTTCCTGCATAGGCTTCATTGCTTCCGCTTGCTTAGTTTCCAGCGCAGTAAACTTCTCAGCAAGCGTCTTATCAAGATTTTCCTGAAATTCCTTTGGCTTGAACTCTACATCTTCAAGCCCCACATTATCATCATCCGCTCTGGGCGCTAACGACCCATCTTTCTGTCTAAACCATCCCATAGTCATCTCCCTATTGCTGATTTGGTGCTACTCTAAAAGCATTCATAAAAGCAACTAAGCCAATAATATCATCATACACTTGCAACTGCCCCCGGAGATACGCCTTATCCTCCGGGGTTGCATCCTGCTTATCAAAGAAATCATCCTTATACTGATCCGCCTGTGCCAGCAGGTACTCCAGCAGAAATTGTCCCGCTGGTAGTTGGAATAGCGCCTTGATTGCTAACTTGGCCCCCATTAACTGCTTGAGGGCTTCCTCCTCCGGGAGATTGCGCACTTTGGGGTTGGCCAGGAGCGCTTTGCTGTGCATTAGGTTCATTTTGTCTCCCTTGCTTGATAATCGAAGGAACTGGAATTAGCCGTGCTGCATCATCGTGGCCAAAGTTTTGTACAATTTCTTTATAAAGCGATTGCTTTGCACGAAGCACATCTATGTAATAAGCACTCAAATCAGGCGGTATTCCAGGAGTTCCAAGTGCTTGCACCATCTGAGCATCCTGCGTATACAACTGCGTGAGCGTTTGAGAGAGCATAATATCATTCTGCTTCTCCAATTCCTTATTCATCGACGCCGTAGACGCACGTACCGATAAACCAAGTTTTCCAGATTTGATATTCTCAAACGCATCTCGGAGTGCTTCTGCATTATCACCGAATTGACGCAGCTTTTTTCCGAGACCGAAACTAGCATACATCTTTGCGAACTTGGTTCCCGCCCTGCTGTGAGCACTTCGCATATCGGACATGCGCAGCCCAGTTCTAGAATTCTGCTGTTGTAGGACTGCGAAAGTCCCTTGGCTGCTATAAATTCCTCGTTTGCTATTGACAATCCCGCCACCTGTACCTCCTGTAGCTGGGTCAATTCCGGTGCGCTCTTTTACAAGAGCGAGTGAGATATTCTCGCCATCCAGATTATCAGCTTGTAAATTTCCAGTATCAAGTCGCTCTATTTCATTTTGATCTGCTGGTACTAAAACACCGGGATAGAACTGTAATATTGAATGCAACTTACTATTCTTATTAATACGAAATGTTGTACTATTTGCTAACGTCTTCGCATTAATTCGCTGCCGATGCAGCTCAGAAATCTCATCCTGATACGCTTTCAACATCTCAGCAAAACCATAACCATAATACTGGTCATCATCATATGCGAGCTTAGCATCCTCGAATATATCCATGTTATCTGGATAGTAATTATAGAATGCCGCTAATCTCGTTTTGCTCGCTGGATGATGCAAGCATACAAGCCGAAGATTCTCCCCATTATGTTGATACCGATACCAGCATTCATAAATATCATACTCGTCAGAAAGAGAGCCAGAACCAGTATCTTGCAAGCCCTGATTGCGCTCGTTATAATTTTGAAGCACATCCGACTGTGAACGATCTGGCTGCGCGATAATCTTATCTAGTGCTTTATCATCAAAGAATTTAAGTGCCTTCTTATCCTCCAGCGTCTTCCGCGAGCATGTCATTATATGACATTTGAACTTAGAATCTTCGAGTTTCTGATACGAAATATCTGTAAGAAACTTATTCAGTGGCACATTCTCAGGACGTGGGCCATCAAAACGAATAACATCCTTCGTCTCATATTTCGCCGCTGCCGAGTCCATATCCCCTGTGGAAACATACTGAGTCTCCACATGATACAGCCACGGGAATTTAATAATCCCTGTGCCATTACGAATCGTGGAGGAGAACCATGCTTCCTCTACACGATAAAAATCTAACTCAGCAGGATCAAGTGCCATGTTGCTAAGAAATTTCTCGGTAGCAGAACGCTGGTCATCTCCCTTTCCTGCTTCAATATCACCATAAATCTTTGCTGACCACAGCGGATCAGTCATGTACATAGCCATTACTCGCGCGAGTAGATTATCAGAATTCGAGGCTACGATTTGAATTTCAATATTCGATGCGCCCGGCCACGGAATATCACGGTTCTCCGTGAGAGGAGTGCCTTTGTACAATCTGGCAAACTCTTTTAGCTTACTCTCACGGAAATTCCGCGTGCGCTCATACCAGTAAGTAGTAGTTTCCTCCACCCACTTCCACATATCCTCTGTGGCGTCCTTCCCGAAATTAATCTTGACTGGACGAATTGCTGGCATTGTTTGTTATCCCTTTGATTCCAAGAAGTGTCGAACCAACACCAGCGAAGTAATATCCAATCGCCATGTTGTAATGTACTGCAATTATCATAGAGGAGAAAAGAATCAACACACCCCAAAATGCGTGTGGAAGATTTCCAATCTCGGTTAAGAACTTTGTAATACTGTCCATTTTTTCTCCTTTCTTAATTACGGAGTAGGGGACATTCCAGCAGCTACAGCACTTGCAGTGGGTGCGGCAACAGTAGTAACTACATCCACCTTAATATCCTCATACACCTTCTCTACCACTGGAATAAGCTGTGCTTCAATTACGTTCTTAAAGTATGCTTCTACATCAGCAACAATCGCAGTATCCGCTGTCCAATTCAATCCCTCAGCTGCAATAACCGTGGCAATATCACCATCAATAGCAAGCGCACCATTCAATACCGCTTTAAGCATAGTATTGATTTTAGTGCGATCAGCTACGAGCGTATTAATCACCTTATCAGTTTTTGCGACGATAGTAAATACCTTCGCAATATCCTTTGCCAATACAACCGGACTGTCTACCACATCCTTCAAAATACTTGTCATACTCATGTTATTCTCCTGTTGTTGTGATATGTTCTCTCAAAAATTGAGTGAGCAAAGTTCCTTGTGCTTGATTAGCTCGATCATGCCGTTCTAATGATTCAAGTCGCGCCTCAATCGTAGCTTTATACTCCGCATCCGTTCTTGCCATATCTGTTAGTGTCCCATTCATCTTAATAAGCAAATGAACACAGAATGTGAAAAATGCACCCAATCCAGCAGTAAAAAGACTCGCCAGCCAAATCACTAAACTATCTGGCAATGTGACCATGTTCATTTAATTATACCCCACAGACGAATTATGTATATTTCGTTTATACTGCTCTTTCCGACGGAGAATCTCGAATTCTATCTCGTCAGTATTTGTGTCGAAATCCCAGACCTGTGGGCCGTAACCCAGAGTATCAAGTACATCAATTAATCTGCCACTTGGGTATGATTCAAATTCTTCGATGAACTCTTCCATACCTACTGTGTTGATCCAGAACTCACCACGAGAAAATATCGGGCCGAGTCCTTCAATTCGCATTTTCTTAGCATTTGCTGTTTTCGGAGTTTGTAGCTCCTTGATTGTAAGTGCTGCATATCTCGGATCACGCGCTGCTTTTTCTTTGATTATGTAATCCATGTGGTACTTGAGATATTTTTGGGCGGCGATAGTCTCCATATAGATACAATCCAGCTTCCATACGTTGACGGCAAGATCTAGCATAACTCCGATAAATTCATCAGTACCACACGCTTTTGCCCATACATCTAGAAGGTATATCCTGCGAGGGTCTTCTGCGATTCCAGTAACTGTGATAGCATGTCGGCAGCGCCCATCGTTTCCTGAATGATTAGGATCGACTATCATGTAGCGTTTGAGATTACGAGGGCTAATGTCCTCTTCTACATCACCATCTAATACTTTGTGCCGGATATTTACTTTCGTGCGCGTGCGTGTTTTGCCGCTTGAGTCGAATGGAATCACATCCATGTATGTAAAAGAGTGGTCTTTTACAAATTCAAAACGGCGCAAATTCTTGAGTTTAAATTTTACCTCACTCGGATTTATTGGCGCGTTAAGATACTGGCAAGAAAAAATGT